CCCCAGGCCAGCGCGTTGGCGTTAACCTCTGGCGCCACGCCTGTGCATACCTCGGCGAGCAGCGTGTGGAAGTAGGACATTTTCATGTCTGTCCATTTGGTGCCAGATCGAGGCTTGGAAATGACGTTGTGAGCGTCAGAGGCAGTAATAACTCCGAGTCTCGCCCTTGCCCATGTCTCGCTGCCTTGCTCAATTTGTGCAATTGGCCCAAATATTTGCTCAAATTTAATGAGCCACGTGTTATCCATATTTCCTCTCCTTGCGGCAGTTGGCTCTTGGCGGGATGTTAATGCCTCTATTGTTGTAGCCGTGACACCATTTGTGGATGGTCGCTGATTTCACGCCAAAATGATTCGCCGCGGCTCCGGCGCTTTCAAAACGCAACCCATCAACAAACCAGTAAAACGATGTACTTCTGTTTTCCGCCTGCTTGGTAACCGTTGCCCATCTGCAATTGTCTTTTGAATACGGGCCTTCATTGTTCTTCCGATCTAGCTGATGCTTAGGCGTAGGAGGTGGCCCCATATCTTCAAGAAATAGCTCGAACGTCAGCCATCTTTCGCAGATACCGCGCTTACTGTATTTTTCGAAGTCTTTATTTTTCGGGTTCGTGCAGCGGTTTTTCATTCCGCTCCAAATCCTGTAAACGCGGGTATTGCGCTGGCCGTGAGTGGTGTTTTTTCCTGTCATGCATCCGCAGCTGCTTATTGAATTGTTTTTAAGCTGATTTGCGGCTCTATAGCAGGAATTACCGCACACACAAAGGCATAGATACATCCTTCTACCTCTCAGCATGTGCGAGTATTCTTTGACGGTTAAGTGCCCGTATTTTTCACCGGGCATAAGTGGATTGGCGTTCATGCTGCCGCCTTCTTCTTGAGGAAGCCTAGGGCCTTAACTGCCTCGGCTTGGGTAAGCTCGGATGAATCGCGAATATCACGACGGAAAATTTGCGAACAGACTGGGAGCAGGTTTTCTTCCCATGTCTTATCCATTGCGATAAGGACGTCGTTAATCTCCTTGATAATTTCGTCCCCTGCTGGGGTTACATCTCGTTCAGGCTGGCGTTCGGCTGCAAAGTTGATACCTTCCTCACCCTCGGTATTAACATGGTCGATGGCGGCATCCAGGCGCTCACGTCGAGGCCAGTATTTTGCTGCCTGCTTCACGACTGTCTTGAGGATCATCTGCTCTTCATCGGTGACCCATGGACACTTTTTGCTGTTGTCAGATTTGTACTTCTTCCAAGCTTCTGAGCGGTCACGGATGGAGTAGATGGCATCGATGCGCATCGTATGGGTTAGGTAATCACCATCGTCAGTTTTTACCGTTACATACGCCCCTACGATGTCACCGCGCTGCTCTTCGGTATCGAAGTCGTTGTAGATATGGATCGGCGGCTTATCGAGCCCTTCGCGGCGGAACTGGTCGTTTCTGCGAACAATTGCCGACTGGCACCACTTAATGGCGCCAGACTGCTGAGCGATGTGCATCAGGCCCATGTAACTGATGTCGAGGCAAATAGCCCCTTTACGCGGAACCAGGTAAGCCAGCTTCTGGGCTGGGTTTAGCGAAATACCGATAGCCGCAACGTTGATGATTGCGTTCTGCGTGCTGGTCTGGTTCTGGAATGCGACTTTCGCTAGGTAGTCGTTGTTCTGAAATAGCTGGATGGCGAACTGACTTTCCTTCGCCCACACCATCCGCTCGTCTGTGGCCGCCTTAATGAAAAGCGGCTCCTGTTGTTTGACAAAATCAACAAGGGTTAAGCTCATGATCACTCCTTAGAACGGGCAGGGCGCTTGGCGCTGCCATTCCTCTTCGGCGCGGGCATATGCGCAGGCCGAAATGTATTCGTTGTATGCCTCTTCGGCCTTTTCCCCGATAAGCGCAAACTGGGCTTCCTGGGGCAGGAACAAGCTGCTCATTTCCAGAGGTTTCGCAGGGAACATGGCAATCAGTTCTTTCACCCTGTCGTCGATCCACTTCTCTTTCTCGTCGTCGAGCTGCTGCTCAACCCAGCGCCGATCTTCGATGCGGTCGTAAGTGAGGTATGCGTTCATGGTTGCCTCAGTAATGAATTTTCGCGCAGGGGATCAGGTCATCTTTCAGAGCGGTAAGCACTTCGATAGCCTGTTCGCGGGTTAAGCTTGTGTAGCTGGTGAGTGCGTTAACGATGTTGGTGCCGACCGTCTTGCGGTGCTTCACGTCAGCTTCACGTTTTGCCTGCTCATCGGCGATGCGCTTCTGCTCAGCCAAGCGGGCATCTTCTGCCTGCTTTGCCTTGAGGCGTTCAGCTTCAACCGCCGCGGCCTTTTCGCTTTCCGCCCGCGCTTCTGCTTCCTGCTTCTCGCGTGCCGCACGCTGTTCCGCTTCAATGCGCTGGCGTTCCGCCAGTTCAGCGCGAGCTTTCTCTTCAGCTTCACGGCGCGCTGCGGCCTCAATCTCCGCTTTGTGCTTCGCTTCTGCATCTCGTCGGGCTTGCTCTGCCGCCTCCTGCTTCAGCCGCTCGTCACGCTCGCGTTGAGCCTGTTCCGCCAGGCGGCGCTGCTCTTCGCGTTCACGGTCAAACTTGTCATTCATCAGCAGAGCCATTTCGTGGTCTGCTTCGAACTGAATAGCCCGCTGTAGATCGATGCTCTCGTTCATGACCAGCGCTTCGGCGTGTAGCGCGTTCATGGCTTCTTCAGCCTTAATGCGTTCCTGCTCGGCTTCCCATTCGGTGAGTGGGCGGCGGGTCGCATCACGTAGCTCGTCGCAAGCATCAACGAATCGCTTAATTTCTGCCTCTGCCGGACGCACAGCCTCTTTCAGGCGCTTAAGGTACTCACGTCCAGGCTTTTCGATTGCCGTCTTGCTGCGGGAAACCTGCGCCGCCAGAGAGGCGACACGGTCACGGCCTTTCTTCGTGGTCAGGTCAGGCACTTCGTTTACTGCCTGGCGGATTTGCTCGAGATAAGCGTCAAGGCCGCCAGCGACGTAAAGCGCTGGTGCCTGCTCCGGCTTGATTTCGATGACAGTTAAGTCCGTTACTTCGCTCATGGTTTCTCCTGAAATTTGGATGTGCAGATCCCGCCCGCAGAAAGCCAGGCCGATCGGTTGAATAGGGTGGTTAGTGGTTTAGCCAGTCGTTACAGTGATGCATTGCAGTCTGGCACTGCTCTACGGTGAACCAGCCGAAGTGGCATTCGTGAACAGGTATACCCATCTTGCCGGCCAGCCATTGATAAGCTTCAGTGCGCGTCATGGCGCCCGACTTCCAGATGCGTTCAAATGGCAACTTGCAGATCTTGCGCGCGTCGCGGGTGGGCTTGTCTGCCAGAGTCCCAAGCGGGACCGCTGTGAAAGGATGAAGCCCGACGTATGCACCGCAGCATTCGCACAGATATACATACGGCCATTCACTGAAGTTGCGTCCATAGACTTCTTCATGAGTGCCGATTCGCACTGAACCAGAGCACAAGTGACAATTAGTTGGCGCGGGAAGAGGATTCTTTACCCTGGCCGTCGCCTTTTTGCTTGGATTTGCTGGAGTTTTGATTTCCATATCGGAGGCCTCAGTGAACCATTGGCTCGCCGCGCTCATTCAGCAGCACAACAACGGAGTCACTTTTGATGATGGTTTTTTCGAAGATGTTGAAGGCGTACAGGCCTTTCTCAACGTTCGCAGAGGCGCGATAAGTTTTGCCGTGGTATTGCAGCATTGTGCCAGGTAAAACCTCGCTACGTGGCACTGATGCTGTTCCGTAGTGCATTCCAATCATACCTTCACCTCAACCTGTTCCAGGAGGCCAGCGATGTGCATCTGCCAGCGGTTCAGCACCAGCTTTTCACGCGGTGCCGATACTGCAGTCAGCTGCCACTCGTTATCGTTGAGCTTTTTGGCGGTGTACTGCTTGCCGTTGTGGGTGACTGTCATCATTCGCCATGCTCCGTGCCACCAATGAAGCGCTCTGGCATTTCATCGAAAATCTGCATGCTCAACACAGCCACCTTTCCGTCTCGTAACGGGAACGCATATTCCTTTTTCACAACGTAGAGGTGGTCAGCGGTAGCTCTCAGAACCATATCGGTAACATCTGTTTTCTTTCCAACCCAGCAGCTTTTGACTGGGTTAAGTCGTCCTTCGAAAATTGTTCCAGTTAGTGGACTGGCGCCAATCATCTTTACAGTGCTCATAAATCCTCTTGGCCTTATCGCGGCGAACGGAACGGTTAATACAAGACTTCAACGCATTTATTCAGTGTTTCAATGGGCGGTGGATGGCCGCCGGTTGTCATAACTTGAGTCACTCGTAAATAACTCCAGGTATGAAAAAGGCCGCCTACCTGGCAGCCTCAACTTGAATGAGTGCCGGGATGTTTAGCCACGCCCGGCGCGTGATTTCCTTCACTTTCCACAGTCAAAGGAATGCCGTAGACTGGATATTCCACAGTCAATAAAAGGATTTCTTTATGTCCATGAATGTATTTGCAGGAAAGAGAACTGAGGAATCAGTGGCATATGATTTAGCGCTGGCGCTTGCAGTAAAAGACCCATCCGCCAACACGCCAGAAGCTTTAATTGAGCGCATTGCTGATTTGCTTCCTGCCTGTCGTGAAGCAGCAAAGGAAAAGTACAAAGCAGAAGCACCTACGCCTTTTGGGATCGCTATAAAACGATAACTGATGCCAGGGCAGTCTCCAGTGCTGCCTTTATCAAATTCTGCCGATACCAGTGGTCATCTGATGCCCCTTTAACCGCTTCTTCAGCAGCAGCATAAGCTGCGTCAGCTGCTAAAATTACGCCATTGTTGCTTTTAAACATCGCTACTTCATCGTTTTTTATATCCATCACCATCACCTCAAATAAGTGGAGTAGATTTGCCGTCAGCCCCTCGCAAAGAGCTGCTGGTAAAGCTTCCCCGATGTTCGGGAACTGAGCAGCAAACCATTCCGGTGCGGAGTCCTCTTCG